GGTGTTATAGCAAATAATAAAGCTGTAAATTTTGAAGCTGCAAAACTAGCAGAAAAATTATCAGAATTTGGTATAGACCCAAACTCCATTAAAACTGAAAAACAACTAGAGGGTATTGTAAATCAAATTAAAGAACTTCAAAAAAAACGTATGGCAGAGAGTATGGAAGTTATCTCTCAAGACGATCCTAGATTTAAAGGCATCATGGATAAGATGATGGGCAGCAATGTTATCAAACGTGACTTTGGTAAACCTTTCAAAGAAGAAATAAAAAAGATGGAAACAGAAGCTGAGATCGCTAAAAGAATTAAAAAAGATAATAAAAAAGGCATCGCTAATATACAGAAAAGAATTTTAGAAGAAGATAGAGAAATAGAAAATTTATATGGTGGTGCTGGTTTTGGTAAAGATCAAGAAATAGATGCAGAGTTTCTTGCAGAGTATTTAGCTGAAAATGCTGGTAAAGTTTATGATGATCTTCCAACAATGGAAAGATTAGATTTTTATGACAGAGCTTTTAATGCTTTAACAAGATACAAAAGAACAAAAGGCACAAGTGTTATAGATGAACCTAAAAAATTAGATCCAAGAACAAAAGAAAAAATGGATGACATAAAAGAAATAGAAGATCCAGAAGACATGGCAGACGGTGGACGTATTGGTTTTAAAAAAGGTATGGACAGAAGAACGTTTATGAAACTTATGGGAGGTATTACAGCTGTGCCTATTCTTGGTAAATTTTTTAAAGGCGCAGAGGTTGCAGCACCTGTAATAGAAAAAGCTAAAGATGTTGCAAGTGGAGCGCCACCGTATTTTTTTAATCTTGTGGATAGAATCAGAGCATTAGGAAAAAAATTTGATGGTCCAAAAGAAAGATCAGAATCTTATGTTTATAAAGATTACGAAATGGACATTGATCTTGATACAGGAGCGATTGATATTAAAAAAACTAAAGAAGCCATGATACCAGGTGGTGACGAAGCAGGAGTAGCAGAAGAAGTTATCATGACATACAAACCAGGTATGGCCGATGAAACAACAAAAGGTAAAAGAGTTGTAGATGAGTATGATGAGTATACTGCAAGACCAGACATAGATGGTAAGATGAAAGATGTTGAGGATGGTGTCCCTGATGAAGTTGTTAGAGAAGGTAGCATTGGCAAAGAAGAATTAGAACAAGAAATAGTAGAACAGATCGCTCGAGATAAAAAAGCATCGGGTGGTATTGCAATGATGTTAGGACAGTAATGCCAGATCCATTTAAAAATGTTAAGATTATAGAGTTGATGGAGTTGTTTGATGATGAAGAAGTTACAACAGCGGATCAAGTAGATAGACCAGAAAGAGCAATAGAAAGACAAGCCATAGATGATTTTATGGAACGTAATCCACGAGCAGATGGTGGACGAATAGGTTTTGCTATAGGCACGCCTCCAAGAAAAATTTTTATAGAAGAATACAAAAAATTTAAAGGATCTGACAAAGAGTTCGCAAATTTTTTAAATAAAAAATATAAAACTAAGGTTAATACACCAAAAAGTGTTTTTAAAAAAAGAAAAGACATAGGACTTAAAACTAAAAATCCTAGAAAAATAGGGGACACAGAAGGTTTTAAAAAATTTATAAAAGACTTTGATGGTCAAATATATAAAGGTTTTGTAAGTGACCAAGCAGATAAGTTTAACATAGATAGATCAACAGCTGGAGATATTATTGCAGATCTTAGATCAGATATTAGAAAAAAACTTGTTGAAGCCAATTATGACATAACTAAATCACAATTAGAGGGCGGAAAATCTTATATTGATACAATTAAAGAAAGAAAAGATAAAGTTGCAAAAAAAAATATAAATACACCCAATAGTGATGAATTTAAAAAACTTCACAAAGAGTTTCTTGAAGATTCTAAATATGAGAAAAAATCAAATCCAAATTTTGCAAAATATTTAAACGACAAAGGTAAAACAGCTTTTGGTGGAAAAAAATTTACCGACGACGCTGTGGATGCAAGATTTAAAAGACTTGGTATGCAAAGCCCTTTAACTACAGAATCACTAGCTAATAAAAATTTTACAGAACTTAAAAAAATAGCAGAGGACCTTGGAATAGATACCAAAAAAATAAATAATAGAAAAAAATTAATAACTAAAATTTATTACAAAAGAGCTAGTGATATAAAAAAATTCAAAAGAGCCACAGACCCAGAATTTCAAGCAATGGAGAAAGAAGCACAAGAAAGGTATAGAAAAAAGAACCCAGAACAAATAAAAAAAACAGCACAAAATACTAGATTAAAAAATGCAAAAAAATTTGGATTTCCACCTCCAGCTTTTACTGAAAAAGAAGAATTATGGAGAAGTTTATTTGTAGATGGTAGAAAATATAAAGAGGGAAGAAGACTAAAAACAATAGGTCTTGAAAAATATGGACAGTATGTTCCAAGGGATGAATTTTTAAATGCAAAAATTTTAGATACAAAAACAGGAAAGCAAATTACTTTTAAAAATTTAGAAAACTATATTAATAAAAATACTCCTTATAAATATGAAAAAGTTTTACAACCTTACGCACAAAAATGGTTTATAAATAATACTCCTGGTTTAAGAACAGAAATTAATTCTAAATTAATCGCTAATTATACTCCAGCATCTAAAGATAATTTTTTTGAAATTCAACACAACGCTGGAAGATATAATGATCCTTTTGATGTATCACTAACTAATAAAGATGTAAATTTAAAAGAATCGATTGCAAGATCACGATTTGATAAGGCATGGAGCATGTCTAAAAATTTATCTGATAAGAAAAAAGCATTTCAAACTTATACAGATTCTTTACCAGGAGAAGTTTTATCTAAACCAGGCATGGTAAAACGATCTAGATACTTTGGAGAACAAATTCCTTTTGAACAACAATTAAGAGATTTAAAACAAAGAGGCGTTGTTCTACCTCGAGGAACATTAAAAAAAGCAGCTGAGATGTCTGGATCAGAAAGTGGTTTCATTGACCTTGGTCTTTTTAAAGATATAGGAAAAGGCACAGGTGCAGTTCTAAAAGCTGTGCCAACACTAGCGCCGACAGCAGCACTAACAGCAGGATTTGGAGTTGATCCAACATCCGCAATTGATAGAGCAAGTATTGCAGCGGAGGCTGCATTTGCACCAGCACTTGTACAACAAGCTGCAAAATTTAGACCCGCCGTGCAAAGATTTTTAAATTTAGGTCTGTCACCACAAATGGCTTTACGTGCAGCAAGAATAGCATCACCCATTGGTATTGCTAGTTTAGGAGCAGAAGGTGCATATCAACTTGGTAAGTTTACAAAAGACAGGATTAAACAATTAAGAGAAATGTCACCAGAAGATAGAGAAGAGCTTAGAAGAAAAGGTGATGAGTTTGCATTTAGTGAGTTTGCAGCAGCAGGTGGTGGTCTTGCAAAACAAGCAGGCGATAGATCAGGCGCTATGCTACGATCCATGAACCCAGACTCACAAGGGTTGTCAGGGCTGTTAAAACGTGGTAATAAAATATAGGAGTATATATGGCAGAAATAGATAAAGGACTCCCTAACACTAGAACTGAGATTGACATTCCTTCAGAGGAAGAGTTACAAGAAGTTAGTGTTCAAGAGGAGACACCAGAAAAAGGTCCGATAGAAGTTATACCAGAAGAAGACGGTGGAGCTACAATAGACTTTGAACCAGGTGCAATCAACATACCTGGAACAGAAAATCATTTTGACAACTTAGCAGATATTTTACCTGACGATGTTTTAGAACCAGTTGGTAATGACATGGTGCAAAACTACATGGACTACAAAGCATCAAGAAAAGATTGGGAAAGCTCTTACACATCAGGTCTAGATCTTTTAGGATTTAAATATGAAAACAGAACAGAACCGTTTCAAGGAGCTAGTGGTGCAACACACCCAGTATTAGCAGAAGCAGTTACACAGTTTCAAGCACAAGCATACAAAGAATTATTACCAAGTGATGGTCCAGTTAGAACACAGATTATAGGAGCATCATCACCACCAGTTGAGCAACAAGCACAACGTGTGAAAGATTTTATGAATTATTTAATTATGGATCAGATGAAAGAATACGAAGAAGAGTTTGATTCTATGTTATTTCATTTACCACTTGCAGGTTCTACATTTAAAAAAGTTTACTACGATGTACCACTAGGTAGAGTCGTATCTAAGTTTGTGCCTGCAGATGAATTAGTTGTGCCATACACAGCAACTAGTTTAGATGATGCAGAGGCTGTCATACACGTTGTAAAAATGTCAGAGAATGAATTACGAAAACAACAAGTCAATGGTTTCTACAGAGATGTAGAACTATCACCGCCAGGCAACGTAGAAAAAAATGACGTTGAGAAAAAAGAGCGAGAGTTAGATGGCACTAAAAAAGTTGGTAAACAAGAATCAATGTATACCCTACTTGAGTGTCATGTAAATTTAGACTTAGAAGGTTTTGAAGAAACTGGTGAAGATGGTGAACCAACAGGAATAAAATTACCCTACATAGTAACTGTAGAAGAAGGTAGCCGATTAGTTCTCTCCATACGGAGAAACTATGCGCCCGATGATCTAAAGAAAAATAAGATCCAATACTTTGTCCATTTCAAATTTCTGCCAGGACTTGGATTTTATGGCTTTGGACTCATTCATATGATTGGCGGATTGAGCCGTACGGCAACGGCGGCTCTCCGTCAATTATTAGACGCGGGCACATTGTCAAACTTACCAGCAGGATTTAAACAAAGAGGTGTTAGAGTCAGAGACGAGGCAGCTCCAATACAACCAGGTGAGTTCAAAGATGTGGATGCTCCAGGTGGTAGTTTGAGAGATGCATTCTTTCCATTACCATACAAAGAGCCCTCACAAACATTATTAAATTTATTAGGTATAGTTGTACAAGCAGGACAAAGATTTGCTGCGATAGCTGACATGCAAGTTGGTGACGGTAATCAAGGTGCTGCCGTAGGTACAACAGTTGCATTACTAGAGCGTGGTTCAAGAGTCATGAGCGCAATACACAAAAGATGTTATGCGGCGATGAAGGATGAGTTTAAATTATTATCAAAAGCTGTAGCACAATATCTACCACCAGAATATCCATACGATGTAGTTGGTGGTGCAAGAAACGTTAAGCAAACAGACTTTGATGATAGAATAGATGTCATACCAGTTGCAGATCCAAATATATTTTCTATGAGTCAGAGAATTACACTCGCACAAACACAGTTGCAACTTGCAACATCTAATCCACAGATACACAACTTGTATCAAGTTTATAGAAACATGTACGAAGCGATCGGTGTAAAAAATGTAGATACAGTTCTACCACCACCTGCACCAAATGCACCAATGGACCCAAGTATGGAGCACATAAATGCTTTGACTGGTAAACCATTTCAAGCTTTTCCTGGTCAAGACCATCAAGCACACATAACTGCACACTTAAATTTTATGTCAACCAACATGGTTAGAAATAATCCTGCAATCATGGCTGCGATACAAAAAAATATTTTAGAACACATATCAATAATGGCACAAGAACAGGTGCAACTAGAGTTTAGAGAGCAAATGTTGCAGATGCAACAGATGCAAATGCAGGCAACTACAGATCCGATGATGCAACAACAGATGCAATCGTTAACAAATGAGATTGAAGCTAGAAAATCTGTGTTGATTGCAGAGATGACAGAAGATTTTATGAAAGAAGAGAAGAAAATTACATCACAATTTGACTCTGACCCACTTCTAAAACTAAAATCTAGAGAAGTTGACCTACGTGCAA